GCTGCGAGTCGTCATGGCCGACCTGCTCACGGCCGACCTGAACGCTTCGGGCGTCTACGACGGCGTCACGACCTCGAAGACCGGGCTCGTCATCGTCAACACGGCCCGATTCCGCATCTGGCAGCGGCGCGGCCCGGCCGTCGAGGTCGACCGCGACATCACCCGCGGCATCCGGCACCTGGTCGTGACGCAGCGGCTCGCGTTCCGGTCCATCGACTCGGGCACGACCAAGAACGTCTGGTACGGCTACAACCTGTAGGGAGGCCACGATGGCCCTGAGCGCCCCGATTCCCGTCGAGATCAACGTGGCCGCCGGTGCGGCCGGCGAGTGGTACGCCGCCGTCCCGTTCGACGGCGAGTGGAAGATCGAGAAGGCGTACTTCGTGCCGGACGCCGACACGCCCGCGAACGGCACCGACTACACGACCCTCGCGCTCGACGTCGGCGGGACCACCATCGGCAGCGTCGACACGAGCGCCACCGGCATGACGAAGGGCACGCCGCGGGAGATCTCGCTCTCCGGCGGCGCCGCGCTGGAGCTCACCGGCGGAACCGACGTGGTCAAGATCACGAAGACCGAGTCGGGCCTCGGCGCGGCCGTGCAGGGTCGGCTCGTGCTCGGCATCGAGCGCCTGTACCCCGCGAGCTGACGATGCGGCTGCGCTGGACGGGCCTCCCGCACCTTCGCGTCTACCGGCGATTCGGCATGGAGCCGTGGTCGGTGGGCGAGGTGCGGGAGGTTCCCGTCGAGGTGGGGCGCGGGCTGCTGGAGCACGGGGGCTTCGAGGTCGTCGAGTCGGCGCCCGAGGCTCCCGCGCCGGACCCGGAGGCGGGCCCGCCCGCGCACCGTGCGATCCGGGGCCGGGGACGGGTCCAGGCTCGCGCGAAGCGCCGCGCCCGGGGTAAGGGGGCGTGATGCCCCGCCGGGCCAGCACGCGGCGATTCAGGGCCCGCGCTCGCGGGGAATGGCCCGAGGGCGTTCACTGGTCCCCTGGCGAGGAGCGGGACGTGCCCGCCGACTGGCCGGGGGCGGACGGCACGCCGCCCGCGTGGCTGGAGGAGGTGCCGAGTCGTCGCAGGCGGCGCCGGGAGGTGAAGAATGGCGCTGCTCACGGCGGCTGAGGCACGGTTCTACATCCGCGGGCTGGCGGGGACGGCCGAAGACACGGCGCTCGACGCGCTCATCTCGCGTGTGGGCGCCGCGTTCGCGCGCTGGTGCGGCTACCCGGCGCCCGACTCGACGTCGGACCCCACCCTCGAAACGGCGGCCTACACCCGGTACTACGACGGGCCCGACCCCGCAGACTCGCGGGTGCTCCGACTCGGCATCTGGCCGGTGCAGTCGGTGGCGAGCATCTACGACGACCCCACGTGGGACTACGGGGCGTCGCACCTCGTCGATTCGGCGGACTACGACCTCGACGCCGAAGGCGGGCTCGTGCTGCTGAAGCCCGACTCGTCGCATGGGCGATGGTCGCGCGGCTACCGCGCCATCAAGGCGACGTTCACGGCGGGCTACTCGACGGTCCCGAGCGACCTGAAGCACGCGTGCGGGCTCCAGGTGGCGCACATCTGGAAGGGCCGCGACTCCATCGGCGTCAAGTCGGTATCCGAAGCTGGCGTGTCCATCTCGCCGCTCTCGATGCGGCTGCTCCCCGAGGTGCGCCAGCTCCTCGCTCCCTACCGGCTGCCGGGGGTGTTCGGTGCCGGTTGACGTCGAGACGTTCGCCGAGCAGCTCGCGCAGGTGGCGCGCGAGCGCATCCGCGCGTTGTTGCGCGAGCAGGGGACCCGTTTCGCGCTGGAGGGCGAGGCGCACGCGAAGGCGCTGGCGACGACTCGGCTTCGTGTGCGGACGGGGCGGCTGCGGAACAGCATCGCGGGCGCCGTGCGTGGCGACGAGGGCTCCGGTACGGTGGACGTCGTCGTCTCGGCGGGCGGGCGCGTCCGAGGCGGCCAGCCCGTCCGTTACGCCGCCATGCAGGAGTACGGCGGCATCCAGCGGCCACGGCGGGCGAAGTACCTCCGCATCCCCCTCCCGCCCGCGCAGACGGCCGCGGGCGTCGACAAGTTCCTGTTTCCCCCGAGCCTCTACGAGTCGGGCGCAGGGCTGTTCGTGCTCGTGCGGACTCGGACGGGCAAGCTGCTGCTGAAGCACCGCGAGAAGAACGAGTTCTGGTACGTGCTGAAGCGCAGCGTCCGCATCACGCCGCATCGGTACATGCGCGACACCCTCGCCCACCTGGAGCAGCGGGCCCCCGAGGTGCTCCGGCGCGCTCTCGGGCTGGAGCTGGAGGTGTCGAGTGGGACGTGAACGTTCCATCCTCGAGGCCGTCGTCTCGGCGCTGAAGACCATCGACGGGACGGGCTCGTTCACCTACGACCTCTCCGGCGACGACCAGGTGCTCGTCGGGCGCGGGTCGCGTCCTGCGCGCGTTCCGGCGGCCTTCGTGGCCGTGGAGGGGCTCGATACGGCGCAGGTGCCCGGGCAGACGCCGCTCACGCGGTACGACCGCACCTTGACGCTCACCGTCGTTGCGTTCGCGCAGGCGAGCGACGACAAGCCCGGCTCCGTCCACGCCGCCTCGCTCGACCTCCAGGACGACGTCATGCGGGCCCTGGAAGCCGACCGTTCCCTCGGGGGGCTCGTCTACGACCTCGAGATCGTCTCGCAGCTCTACGACGGGGCGGAACTCGACGCGCGGGCGTCGGGGCTCGGCATCGTTGCGCTCGCGGTGCGGTGCCGGTACGCTGAGACGGGAGGCGCATAGTGGCCTGGTACGACTCGGCATGGCAGCACCGGGCGCCCATCGCCGTGGACCTCGGCGTGGGGGTGACCCCGCCTGTCGACGTGACCATCGCGCTCCCTGACGACTGGGACGAGTTCTGGGACAACGTGCTCGCGTCGGGCAACGACGTGCGCGTCACGGACTCCGACGGCGACACGCTCCTCACCTACGACCTCGACGCGTTCGACGCCATCAACCGCACGGGCGCGGTCGAGGTGCAGGCGTGGACGCCCGCCGTCTCGACGGCCGGCGTCGCGGTGCTCTGGCTCTACTGGGGGAACCCCTCGGCTGCCGATGCGCGCACGGCGTTCGCCCCGTCGACGCCGAAGACCGGCTACGTCGAGACGGCGCGCCCGTCGTGGCCGACGTTCCTCGCCGCGCCCGAGCAGCCCGGGGCCGCGAAGCCCCGGCAGGTGCTCCAGAAGGGCTCTGGCGAAACCGTCGACACGTGGTGGCTGCTCGACCCGGTGCTCCCTCGCTACTGCCGCCCGTCGCGCGGGTGGCATCGGCGCGGTGAGCCCGCCCACATCGGGCTTGTGGGCTACGACGCGGGCCAGGCTGCCACGGACATCGTCGACCCGGTGGCGACTCGACTCGTCGAGTGCCGCGGGCGGCTGTGGGCGAGGGCCCGCGTGAAGGCGGGTGTGAACGGATCGGACTACACGGTTGAGCTCGCGATCACCGGCACTGACGGGCAGGTCCGCAAGCCGCGGATGCTGCTCCGGGTGGTCGACGCGACGGACTAGGAGGCGAACATGGCGGTTCCGGCTCTCGGACGCGGCGCGGCAATCGGGTTCGGCGAGGAGTCGACCTGGGGGACCGCAGTCGCGCGCACGAACTGGCGCCCCCTCGTCTCGGCGGGGATCATCCGCAACGTCGAGAAGGTGGCGGTGCCCGACCTGAAGGCGGGCGGGGCGGCGACTCGGCGCCGGCACGTGACGCTGAGCGACGACGCCGGCGGGCGGTTCCGACTCGTCGCGACCTACGAGAACCTCGGAATGCTGCTGAAGCACCTGCTCGGCGCCGTGACGACCACCGGGGCGGCCGCGCCCTACACGCACGACTTCACCCTCGCGGCCGACCTTCCCGAGGGCCTCACGATGGAGATCGTGCGCGGCACCTCGCCGACGAGCGAGGTGTTCGAGGGGTGCCTGCTCAACGAGGGAACGTTCCGGTGCGACGCCCGTGGGGTCGCGCAGTGGGACTTCGACGTCATCGCCGAGACGTCGGCGACCCGCAGCACGCCGGGCACGCCCAGCTACGGCGCCGCCGAGACGCCCATCGTCGGGCACCACGCGGGGCAGCTCTCGTTCAACTCCGCGAACTACGACCTCGTCGGGGTCGAGCTGCGAGTGCGCAACAACCTCGCCCGCCGGCCGCGACTCGGCAGCAAGCTCACGCAGCGGCCGTCCCGCGACTGGACGGCCATCGAGCTACAGGTGCAGCTCGAAGCGCAGGATGCCCTCTACAACGCGCTCCTCGCCGACACGACGGGCGACGTGACGTTCGGGTTCCAGAGCGGCACGAACCAGTTCAACATCACCCTGCACAACGCCTACCTCGTCGAGGCGAGCGACCCCATCGAGAACGCCGGGCGCATCATGCAGACCGTGCGGTTCGTCGGCGAGTCGGACGGGACGAACGAGGGCCTCGCGCTCCAGCTCGTCAACGACAACGCGAGCGCCATCGCCAACTAGGGAGGGAACGTGCCGAGCATCGCCGAGACGCTGGCCGCAGAGTCGGTGGCCGAGGTCGAGGCCGGGGGGCTGCACTGGCGGGTGCGGCGCGTTCGCACGTCGCACCTGCTCGCGTCCGGGTTCCCGGCCCTCGCCGCGCCGGACCTCCAGCGGCTGCGCGAGTCGCCGCAGGCGGCGAACCCGAAGCTGCTGGCCGACATGGCGCGGTACAACGAGGCGCTCGTGTGCGCGGGCGTCGTCGCCGCGTCCCGGGACGGCGCCGACTGGGAGGACGTGCGCTTCGTCCTCGACGAGTCGCGGGCCGACCCGGAGAAGGGCGTGCTCCCCGTCGACTCGCTCCCGGCGGCCGTGGTCGGCCGTCTCGGCGCCGAGGTCGCCAAGCTCTCGTTCGGGGGCGAGGAGGTCGAGGTCGCCCGCACCTTTCGCGGGTGACCCGGGGCTCGTGGCGATGGTCGACCGGGTGGCGAGACGCTACGGAACGGACCCCTGGACGGTGCTCCACTGGGAACCGGCCCGTCTCGCCGTCGCCATCGAGTGCGTCGCGGCGGCCGACGCCGAGTCGGCGCAGCGCATCGAGCGCACGAACGCGGCGGGTGGCATCGTGTGGCCCGTCGTCGTGGTCGGCGGGGGGTGAGCCGTGCCGGGCGAGGTGGTCGAGGTCATCCTCCGGCTCCGCGACCAGGCGTCGCAGCCGTTGGAGGGCGCGGCCGAGTCGGCGCGGAAGCTCGCCGACGAGTCGACGCGCGCTGCGGGTGCGCTGAACGATGCCGACGACGCGGCAAAGAACGCGGCGGTCGCGCTGTCCGACCTCGACGACTCGGCGAAGGCGGCCGAACGTTCGGTGCGCGCCGAGGCGGTGGCGGCCGTGCAGGCTGTCGATGCGCTGGAGGCGCACGCCGAGGCGACGGCCATCGCGGCGCGGAGCACGGGCCGCATGTCGCAGGCGCTCGCGGCGGTCGCGTTGCAGGTCCCGGACGTGATCACGCAGCTCTCGATGGGGGCGGACCCCCTGCGTGTCTTCGCGATCCAGGGCTTGCAGGTCGTCCAGCAGACGAACGCGATGGCGTCGGCGTTCTCGGCGCTCGCGTCGAAGGGCCCCATCCTTGCCGTCGCGCTCGCCGCCGTCGCGACGGTGGCCGTGTCGGTGGCGAACGCCGTCTCGAAGATGCGCGAGGAGGTGGGCAGCCTCGACGACATCATCGACGACACGCGCGAGAACATCGCGCGGTGGGATCAAACGTTCGCCGACGCCGGGCAGGGGATCGCGAACACCGACACGCTGCTCGACGAGCTACGCACGCGCGTTCTGCTCGCGCGGGGCGAGATCGACGAGTTCGACGCGATGATGAAGCGGAGCGCCGACGCCATCGAGGCGTTCTACGGCCCCGCGATCCAGCGCATGGCCGCGCACGTCGAGGAGCTGCGAGCGGCCCGGGCGCGTCTCAACAGGTTCATCCGGGCGAACAAGGCCTCCACGGAGGAGATGACCCGGGCCCACCTGGAGCTCGACCGCGTCAACCGCGAACTCGCCGACGCCGAGAAGCGACTCGCCGACCTCCAGTCGGAACGGAACGCGAAGATCAACGAGGCCATTGGCCTCGTCGAGCAGCTCCGGGACGCGGAGCAGCAGGGGGCCGACGCGGGCGCAACGTTCGCCGCGTCCGTGGAGGCGCAGGCCGAGGCGCTCGGAACGTTCGAGGAGCGCCTCCAGCAGGCGGCGGCAGAGTGGGAGGCGTGGGCCGACGAGGTGGTCGGCGCGACGACGGGTGCCGCCACGGGCGCAGAGGAGCTGGCGCGGATCCTCCAGTCGGTCGGTGCGGCCCCGACCCTGTCGGCGCTCGACGAAGTGCGACTCCGCATGATCGACGTCGACGAGCTGCTACGGCAGGGGAAGATCACCGCCGAGGAGCACGCCGAGGCCATCGACCTGCTCCGGGCGCGCTACGAGGCCCTCCAGGCGGCCGCTGAGGGCGCCGGGGAGGCGACCCGGGGGGTTACCCCTCCGGCGGGCGCAACGGCGGCTGTACGGGCCGCTGGGGCCCTGTTTGGGGGTGCTCCGCTGGGGGCCGCGCAGACCCTCCTCGGCGTGGCGGGGCCCTACGGGGCGCTCGCCGGGGCGGCGCTCGGGGGGCTCGCGGCGCTCGGGGAGACGGGCGCGCAGGGCGTCATCGACGCCATCGAGGCCCTGGGCGACCAGCTCCAGGCGGGGCTCGAGGCGCTGCCCGACCTGCTCGAAGCACTGGCCGAGCGGCTCCCCGACCTCGTGCCCGCCCTCGTGGGCGCCCTCGTCGATGCAGCGCCGGACATCCTCGTCGCTGTCGTCGAGGCGGTTGTCGCGCTGTCGCGCGAGTTGACGATGTTGCCGCTCACGTTGGCTAAGGCGTTGTGGCAGGCGTTGCGCGACTGGTGGAAGGAAATCGGTGGCTTCGGCGGGCTCGTCAAGGCGTTGCTGGAGGCGCTCGCCCGACTCGCCAAGAACATCGGCGAGTCGGTGGGCAACGCCGTCTCGACGGTCGTGGACATCCTTATTCCGGGCGGCGAACGCGGCCTGTTCTCCAAGGAGGGCCTGTTCGGGCTGAAGAACGTGCCCATCCTCCAGGAGGGTCGCACGTTCGTCGAGCGCACCGGGCTCGCGCTGATTCACCAGGGCGAGCAGATCGTGCCGAGAGGGGGGCGCGCAACGCAGGCGGCGGAGGTGCGGTCCCCGTTCGCGCCGGCGGGCGGGCCCACGGTGGTCATCCAGACCGCGGCCGTCTCGCCGGATATCGTGCCGGCGCTTGTGCGCGAGATGGAGCGGGTGTTCGGGCAGTTCGGCAGGGCGCAGTCGCCCCTGTTCTCGGTGTAGGGTGGGGGCATGGCGAACGCGAAGCTCTGGTACTACCCGGACCCGGAGGGCACGGTCGAGGAGGTGGACCTCGGCGGGCCCCTGTCCGACCTCCAGGAGCTGCCCGGCCGGCAGCTCGTCGAGGCGCGGGCGCTGGATGGGTCCGTGTCCGTCGCGTCGTGGGACCCGCGCTTGCGCGTGCGGGTGGTCCTCGAACGCTTCGCCGACCGCGCGCTCGCGCGGGCCCTCGCGTCCCTGTCGTCGCACCTGGAACGCGGGGGGCTCGTGGGACTTGCCGCCGACTCGGACAAGGCATGGGCGAGCACGGCGCGGTTTCCGTCCGCGTTGCGGCGCGGGACGACGACGGTTCTGTGCCGCGTCAACCTGTTCGATTCGTGGGCGCCGACGGCGGCGCTCTCGGGGGACGAAGCTTGGGTCGAGGGCTACGCGGACGGCCAGCGCGAGATCGTGACGGCCACCGTGTCGGCGTCGAGTGGGACCGTCGCCCTCGGCGAGTCGCTCCGGTACTCCTACACGGAGCACCCCGTCTGGGTTCGCCACCGTGACTTCTACCCGGCGTTGCGGCTTGCCGCCGAACAGGTCGGAAGGCCGATCCTCACGCACGACCACCGCGTGACCTGGACGTTCGACGCGGTCTTTGAGGTCGACGTCGAGGCGATGCGGGCGCTGGCGGGTGCGGAGGGCGAGCTGCTGACGGGCTCGACCGAGTCGGGTCGCAGCACGTCGCTCGACTGGGCCGTGTCGCGGCTGCGCGAAACGTTCGGTCGTGCCGTTCGCGAGTCGTGGCGCCGGGACCCCTGGGAGACGGGCTGGTTCTGATGGGCGGCTGGAGCGACGAGTTCCTCGCGTTCCTCGCCGGCCGCGCCGCCGAGCCGGCGTTCCTGCTCCGTGTCGTCGGGTCGGACGAGATTGCGGACGCGCCGGGGGACGCCACCCTGGAGCTTGCCTCGCACGCGCGCTACGGGCCGGCGCTCATCGCGGGCCCGCCGCGCATGGGGGAGGCGCGCGTCTCGCCGGTTTCGTGGTCCGCCACCATCGCCGCCTGGTCGCTTCCCCTCCGCGTGCCGGACGAGTACCACGAGGCCATCGTCGAGGGGCTACCGCGGGGAACGGTGGTCGAGCTGCTCGCCGGGAAGCTGGGGTGGGATGCCGACTCGTTCCAGCGCATCGCCATCGGGCAGGTGCAGGACGTCGAGGGATGGGGGCCCGGGCTCGTGCTCCGGTGCGTGGACGCGCAGGGTTTGCTCGCAAAGCGCGTCTCGACGGTCGCGAGCGACGTTGACCTGTTCAAGAACACCGGCAACTCGACGACGCTCGCGTCGGCCTACACCCCCGGCGATTCGACGCTAGACGTGAGCGTCGCCGCCACGTTCGAGCGCGAGTCGTCGGGCGTGGGCGTCGTGAAGGTGCAGGGCGACTCGGGGTCGCTGTTCTACCTGACCTACACGGGCGTCTCGGGGAACACCCTGACGGGCGTCTCGGCGACTGGGCAGTACGGCACCACCGCCGAGGCGGCGTCGGTCGGCAACCTCGTCTACAACGTCGCCTTGCTGCGCGGGCATCCGTTGACCATCGCCGGGCGGGCGCTCCTCTCCGGCGGAACGGCGGGCACGCCCTGGAACGTCTACCCGGCGACGTGGGGCTACGGCCTGCCGGAACGTCTCGTCGACCTCGACGACCTCGTCGACTGGCGCACGGCGCTCGCCGTCGCGTCGGGAACCTACCTGTGGGAGCTCCTCGTCGACGCGCCGAAGGGCGACGCGTGGCGCGAGTTCTGGAGCGACGCGTTCGCCCGCGGGGGGGTCTGGCTCGTCACCCGGCAGGGGCAGCTTGCGTTCCGGGCCGCGCAGACGCCCGAGGACGCGGCGATCTGGTCGGGGTGGACCATCGACGAGTCGGCGGTAGTGGCCGTGCAGTCGCTCCAGCGGTGGGACCAGTCGCGGGCGGCGTCGGCGCGCGAGGTGAAGATCCGCACCTACGACGCGGCGGCGGGCGCCGAGTCGACGTTGTCGTGGCTCATCTCGTCGACGCTCGACCGCAGCGGCCTACCGGCGGAACGCCTGCTCGAGTACGACCTCTCGGACGTCGTCTGGACGAACAACGACGCCGTTGAGGACGAGGTTGCGGCCCGACTCGCCCGGTGGGTTCACGTCATCCCGGAGCGGCTGCGACTCGTCCTCCGTGGGCTGCACTGGGCCGGCCTGGTCCCCGGGGACGTGGTCGCACTTGACCTCCCCCGGCTGCGCGGGCGGGTCGAGGGGAAGACGGCGGGCGGGTTCGCCGGGGTGCGGGCGCTCGTTACGGCCGTGGCCCCCGACTGGGAACGCTGGACGACTGGGGTCGAGCTGCTCGTCGTCGCCGAGTCGCCCTCGGTGAGCATCGGGAGGACGTGATGAAGGTGCCGAGACGGCGCAGGGCTCCGGGCATCGCTGCGCGCGCCGAGTCGGAAGTCTACGTCGACGCGCGCACCGGGCGGCTGCACGTCGCGCACCCGGACGGGCAGGTGTTCGACCTGGAGACGCTCGCCCACCTGGGCGTGACGAAGGGCGACTTGCTCGTCTACGACGGGTCGAGGTGGCGCTTCATGCCCGCCGGCGCCTCCGGCGAGGTGCTGACCGTCGACCCGACGGCGCCGATGGGCGTCGCGTGGGCGCCGACTGGAAGCGGCGCTGGCGGGGCCGCCGACTCGGTCCCCGTCCCGGACACGCGCCGGGTGGTCTTCTGGACGGCGGACCACCGCACCAACAACCTGGAGGGCGCGGGCGGCCCGAATCTGCCGACCGAGGGCTTGTTCGACTCGCACGTCATCGCCGCCGACGGAGCGTTCCTGCGCCGGCGTTCCTCGACGACCGCCGGCTACAAGGGCGGGTGGAAGTGGCAAGGGTCGGCAACGCAGCTCGCGACTCGGCGCGACTGGGCGCCGGAGTTCCGCTGCCGGTTCCGAACGGGGCCGTCGAACGCCGGGGTGACCTACTGGGTCGGGCTGTGGCGGATCGACCTCCTGCCGACTCAGGCGGCGGCGCAGACGACGTACCACCTCGCCCTCCGCGCCGCCGACGGCACGGACACCAACTGGCAGCTCTCGGGGGCCGACGGCACGTCGCAGGCGGTCGTAGACACGGGCGTTCCGGTCGCCGCCGACACGACCTACCGGCTGCGGCTGAAGCTCGACTCGTCGGGCGCGCAGGCGTGGCTCGATGGAACGGCGCTGTCGGTTCCGTCGGTTCTGCCTGGAACATCGGACGCGCTCGGCTTCGTCGTCCTCGCCTACACGCAGGGCGGGGTCGCGGCGAAGATCGCGTGCGCCTCGGTGTACCTGGAGACGGAGTGACGGGCGTGGCGCCGGGCGCTACGATGGGGACGGCATGAGGGCGCTTCACCAGGTCGAGCGGATCATCGTCCACCACGCCGCCATTCCGGCCGGCGAGGCGACGCTGGAGCGCATCCGGCGCGAACACGTAGAGGGACGCGGCTGGCGCGACATCGGCTATCACTTCGTCGTCGAGCTGGGGCCCGGCGGCGTGTGGCGCGTGCGGGCGGGCCGCCCCACCTGGGCGGAGGGGGCGCACTGCCGGGCGAGCGGCATGAACCGGCGCTCCCTCGGCGTCTGCCTCGCCGGGTACTGGTCGCCGGGGCACGACGGCGCGCCGCCGCCGGAAGCGTGGCGCCTGCTCGTGTCGCTTCTGGCCGCGCTGTGCCACGACCGGGGGCTCGTCGCCGCCAACATCCTCGGCCACCGCGAGGTGCCGGGGGCGAAGACGGAGTGCCCCGGACGGAGCTTCGGCCTGGACGCACTGCGCCGAGACGTGGGAAAGCTTCTTCGGAACGGGAGGAACTGATGCGAGCGAGCGGACTGCTGCGGGTACGGACGCACCGAGTCGACCTCGACGCCCTCGCTGGCGCCGCGCTGGCCGGCGACCTGGAGCGCGTGGCGGCCATCCTTGACGACGCGCTGGAGTTCCGGGGGCTCCTCGGGCCCGTCTTCGAGGCGATCGACGGCCCCCTGTTCGCGGCCACGGCGGAACTCCTCGTCGGCGTCGCCGAGCAGGCGATTCGGCGCGCCAGCTCCGGGGGCTGACGATGCGCTGCCGGAACTGGACGTGCGCCGTCCGTACCGCGCTGGGGGCCGTCGCCTACGGGGCGGGCTTCACTGGCGTCGCCCTCGCGGCGGACTCGGGGGCGCTCTCGCAGCTCGACCCCCTCCAGCTCGGGGTTGGCGGCGTCGGCCTGGCCCTCGCCTGGCACGCCCTCGGCCTCGCCCGCGACGTGGTCCGCGCCCGCGCTGCTCGCCGAGAAGGCGCCGGCGCTACCGAGTGCCGGTGGGGCTCGAAGCAGGACCGCAAGCTCGACGCCCTCCACCGCGCCTACATCGACCCGCGCGGGGGCCCCACGAGCGCCGGCGAGCGCGCCTACGAGCTGCTCGACGAGCTGGCGCCGGCGATTCGGCAGCTCGCGGAGGCCGTACCGCTCCTCGTCGAGGAGCTGCGCGCGCTGCGGACGGAACGTAGGCGCGCAGTGTAGGACCGGACCCCACGCTGCGAGATTGCGCGTCGGCGCCCCATTGGGTACACTCTCGACGTGGTTGGTTCCGCCGCCCGCGCCCGGCACCTCATCGGCGCTGCCCTCGGCGCAGAGTCGGGTTCGTGCCGGTGCGCGGTATGCGGCGAGTCGCCGTTCGTGCCAGCCGTGCCGACGAAGCGAGCGTTCGGCACGGGCTTCACCGACTATGACCTCCTCCTCGACGGCGACGCCGAGGAGGTCTGCGACGGCTGCGCGAGAATGTTGCGCGGCCAGCCGGGCAGCGACCCGCCGCCGTTGCGACTCTCGTCGTTCGTTGTCGTCGGCGGCGAGCTGCACCGAGTCGGCATAGACGACCTCGTCGCCGTGCTGCGCGAACCGCCCGGCGACATCGAGGTGGTTGGCTGGGCGAAGACGCGGAAGAAGCACGCGTCGTTGCGGTGCGGGGTCTGCTCGCCCTCTCGACTCGCCGTCGGCTGCGACGACGGAACGATCATCTGGCGCCCCAGCAAGGACGCGACGCTGCTCGACGCTGTGGCCGCCCTTCGATGCGTCGCCAGCCGAGAGGAGATCCTGACGGGCGAGTACCGGCCGCGTTCCGTGCGCGCCCTCGGTGACGCCTGGCGCGAGCACGAACGCGTGATCGCCTGTTACCGGCCGTCCCTCGCGCTCGAGATGGCCGTGGCGGTCGTCCGCAGGCCCGAAAACGCCGACACGCAGGAGGTGGAGATGGAGCTTCCGCGCGAATACCACGACGCGGCCGCGCTGCTCGGTCCGCTGGCGTCCGCGAGCGCGTGGCGGGCGCAGGACCCGATCCGCTTCTGGAATGAGTTCCTGCCGCGCCGTCTCGACGCCGCGTCCACGTGCGGTTCCCTCGCCGAGTGGACGGGCTACGTCATGCAGGCCCTCGACGTGGACTCGTCGCTTCCGTGGGTGACCGACGCGGTGACGGCCGACATCGAGGACGAGGCGGCGGTACTCCGCGTTCTCCGCTCCGACTACCGGCTCGTCATCGCGCTCGTGCAGGCGCGGAACCGGCGGCGGCACGAGGCGAAGGACGCGGACCCCCAGGCCGAGATTCCGTTCTAGGAGGCGTCATGATTCGGCACGTCATTCGGCTGCGCGCGCCGCTCTCGCACGGCGATCCCGGGCTCGCCACCGGGAACGTTCTGCGCTTCCGCCGCATCCCGGCGACGAACCGTGAGCGGCGCTACATGATCCCGGCGATCTCGGCGGGGGCGCTGCGAGGCGTCGTCCGCCGGCTGCTCTGGCGCGAGGTCTTCGACCTCTGCGACCTGTCGCGCGAGTCGGTCGGGTCGCCGGCCTGGGACCGGCTCTACGCGGCGCTCGCGAACGGCGGGCACCTGGAGAAGGCAGAGGCAACGGTCGACCCGAACGCGATCCGGGAGCTTCGCGCGTCGCTTCCCGTGCTCTCGCTGCTCGGGTCGGCGCTCTACGACCGATTCGTCGCCGGCCGCCTGTCGCTCTCGCATTCGTGGCTGCGGTGCCGCGAGGCCGTCGAGTGCCGTCTCGTCGACTCGGCGGAAATGCCCATCCGCGACCTCGTGGCCGACTTCTCGACGGCGCGGCACGTCGACCGCGAGGAGCAGTCGCCCGAAGTGTCCGGCGTGACGCCGATGCCCGCGACCGTCGAGGTGGTCGTCGCAGGCGCGGAGTTCCAGGGCCGGGGCTACTGCGCGGCAACGCTGGAGGCGTCCGCGTGGGCGCACGGGCTCGACCTCGTGCGCCACCTTGGCGGCAAGTCCGGGCAGGGGTGCGGCGAGGTGGAGGTCGAGCACGACGGCGACGGCGCCCGCTATGTCGAGTGGCTCGGCGAGAACGTCGAGCCGCTGCGCGAGAGGCTGCTGCGCCTCGCCGAGGAGATCACGAGCCGGCGCAAGCGGAAGGGTTGACGATGCCGATTCGCCCCCTCCGTGTCGTCGCCGAGCTTGCCGGCCCTCTCGCCGACTCGGGCGACCCGCCGCACCTCGACGGGCTGTTGGCGCTCGCGTGGGTGCGCCGACACGCGAAGATGCTGGACCTGCCGCGCCCCTCGCGCTTCGACGGCGGGGCGAGCCTCGCGCAGGAACCGCACCTTCCGCTCGCCCGCGTCGAGTGGGACGGGCGGTACGTCTGGCTCGCGTCCGCCGCGCTCTACGACGAGCCGAAGACGCCGGCCGCAATCTGGTCCGTCAAGCGCCGAGACGTAGAGGACTTCGAGCGGCTGGCGCGAAAGGTGAACGTCGTCTCCGGCCCGGCGAAAAACGCCCGCGTGCGCGCGGATGGGCTCGTTACGCCCCGCGCCGTCTGGTACGCCTGGGGCGACCGCCGAGAGGTGGTTCGCGCGCTCCGGCTGATCTGGGGCCGCGAGTCGGCGCCGCACGGGCAGGTCGGCTCGCGGCGGCGCACGGGCTCGGGGCAGATCCTCCGGTGGCGAGTCGAGGAGGTGCCCGAACTGGCCCCGGAATCGCCGCTGGTTCGCTCCGGCGTCGCGGCCCGCAATCTACCCCTGCCGTGGGCTGCGGGGGCGGCTGGGGCCAAATACGGCGGCGTGCGGCCGCCCTACTGGCACCCGGCCACGATGGAGCAGGTCGTCCCGCCGGGGATACCCGTCGAGCTCCTACCGGAAGTGGTCGCCGCCTGCACCTGGGCGGCCGGAGGCGGACGTGGCCCTCGTCCAGTGCCCTCGGCTGACGGACGCTGACCTCGAGGTCTGGCGCAGAAACGAGGCCGCCGACCGGCTCTACGCCGTGCGGTTTCGGCGCCGTCTCGACCGTCTCGCCGCGCAGGCACGCAGCGTCATCCGCGACGCGCTGAATCGCGGCCCCGCCTACGTGTCGATCTCGTGGGGCAAGGACAGCCTCGTCGTGCTCGACCTCGCCCTCTCCGTGGACCCGAACGTTCTGGTGGTCCACATCGTCCAGGGCGCGGCCGCGAACCCTGACGACATGCTCGTGCGCGACGAGGCTCTCGCCAGGTGGCCGCTCAACTACATCGAGGTCGACTGCGACCGCGACGCCGAGTACACGTGGAGCACCTGGGTCGAGCAGACTCGGGCGGCGTCAGAGTTCGGCCGCCGAATCGTCGGCATTCGAGCCGAGGAGTCGCGCCAGCGGCAGTTGTCCGCCGCAGTGCACGGCTACGCGACCGAGCACTCGATCCGCCCGATCCTGCGCTGGCGAGTTGCCGACGTGTGGGCGTGGATCGCCCGGCGCGACCTGCCGGCCCACCCCGTCTATGCAATGACCGGCGGCGGCGTGTGGCCGCGCGAATGGCTGCGCGTCGGCGGGCTCCTCGACTTCGACCAGGTGCACTCGATGGGCACCGGCCTCGGGCGCGCAGAGTGGGAGCGCCGTTACTACGGTGGCGTAGCCGTCGAATCGTGGCTACGCTGGAGCAGAAAGGAGGCGAACATGGACCGAGGCAAGGGCAAGGGCGGCGACTAGGCGCGCCCGCGAAGTAGCCCGCCGCTATGGCTCGCCTTTGGCTCGCCGAGCCATAGCCGAGCCATATGCGCGACTATGAGCGCCGCGCATAGCCCGCGCATACACGAAGCCCCCGCCAGCTTCGGCTGCTGGCGGGGGCTTGGTGTGTGGGCGGCGGGGGCTACTCCTCTTCGTTCTCGCGGATGAGGGCCTCGAGCCGTGCCCTCATCCGCTCGATGTCCTCGAGGATGGCCAGCTCGTAGGGGCTCAGCTCCCGCAGCCGCCCGATGGCGTGGCGGGCTTCGTCGAGGCGCCCCCTGGCGTCTCGGATGTGGCGGATGACGTTGTGCATGATTTCCTCCCTGCGCGGGCCGTTGTCCCCGGCCGGCCCGCCGGTGTCCCCGCCGGGGCGGGGGTGTGGGGTCAGTCGATGGTGGCGATCCAGTCGTTGAGCGCCCGCGCGAAGCGGCGGGCCTCCTCGTTGTTGCCGGCCCAGATCTCGGCCTCCCGGCGGGCGTGGGAGATGAAGTCGCTCAGCGGCTCCGCCCAGGAGGAGCCGCCGAGGAACGACGCGCGGACCACCCCGCCCTGGGTCAGCTCGGCGACGAAGGTGTCGCCACCCTCGAACTCGAACTCGAAGTCGTCGAAGACGATATCCATGGCGGTCATGTCTTCCCTCCTTGCTGCGCGGCCTTCCCCCGCCGCGCACAGATACCATATGTCCCCCGGCGGGAGGCGTCAAGGGCCTCGCGCGATTTTTTTTTGCGCTAGCCCGGAAGGCCCGTCGTCACCGCAACTTCGCACGAGAGCCCGAGCCGCTCCCAGTCCGCGGCGAGGGCGTCGGCGCTCGACTGCGACGGCATCCAGGCGCGCGCCCAGGGCTCCCGCTCCCCGCGGCGCCAGGCGTCGACGCGCCACCAGAGGCGTCGGGGCTGCGGGCGCTCCGGGGCGGGCGGCGGTGGGACGGCGAGGAGGGGGAGGATCTCCTCCGGCGGCGCGCAGGGTCGCGCAGGCGTCGGGGTCGCGCTCGACGAGGGCCAGGTGCCCGATGCCCGCGCGGTGGAGGCCGAGGGCGGCGCCCCCGGCCCCGGCGAACAGCTCGACGGCGCGCACGGCTACTCCTCCTCCCCGCCCAGATCCCGCGCGACGCCGCGGGCGTACTCGTCGAGCCAGCGGACGCGCCGCCGCACGGGCTCGGCCAGCGCGAGCAGGGGGACTAGCGCGGGGTCGCCCCACTGCTCGACGGCGCCGATGCCGGCGTCGACGAGGTCGACGGAGTCCGCCGTCAGCGCCGACCGGAGCAACATCTCCCGCGTCCGCCGCGCTCGGGGCAGCCCGACGCGGACGAGCAGCCGCAGCAGGTCGGCGCGCTCGCCGGGGTCGCGGTCAGGCTCGAGCGCTGCGGCGAAGACGTCCGCGGCCACCCAGCGGTTCCGCACGAGCGCCTCGGCCGGGTGCTCGTACCCGGCGCGGAGGGGCTCGGCGTCGAGCAGTGCGAGGACGCGGCGCACGGCCCCCCCTACACCGGCAGCCCGGACCACACGGCCAGGCGCAGCACGAGCCGCTGCGCGAGCCCCCAGAGCCGGGCGCGCCAGCGGTGGCCCATGAGGCCGGCGGTCTGCTCGTAGACGTAGAGCCGCGTCCAGAAGCCCCAGAGGTACTGCGAGATCCGGCGGCGCATCGCTCCCTCCTAGCTCCACGGCCCGCGCCCCGGCTCCGCGAGGCCGGTGGGGGCGCGGGAGTCGGCGTCGTCGTCGTCCTCGGCAGCCACCGCCTCGACCAGCGCGCGCAGGCGCTCCGCGAGCCAGCGGTCGTCGCCGACCTCGTCGAGGCGGTCGAGGATGCGCGCCAAGAGCGACGGCTCGTGGCGGGAGGGGTCCCCGTCGCCCCACTCCAGCCCGCAGCGGCAGGCGAGCACCCAGCCGCCGTCGGGCCAGCGCGAGAGGACCGCGCTGGTCGTGGGGACGACGGCGTACCCGTCGTCGTCGGGCACGCGGGCCTCGACGACGGCCGCGCCGCAGCCGGGGCAGCGCCGGAGCGGCGAGCGCAGCAGCTCGCGGGCGATGTCGCGGGCGGTCACTCCTCACCTCCCTCGGGCATCGTGCCGTAATCGACGGAGACGACCTCCAGCCGGTGCGCCGCCGCCCATGCGGGCACCTCGCCAGACCGGCCGCGCAGGCCGAGCGCACGGCGCACGGGCTCGGGCGGCTCCGCGTCGAGGAGCACGAGGCGAGCGCGCGTCGGCAGGCGCCCAGCGCACCACAGGTAGGGCTCGACCGCGCCGCGCAGCTCGTCCTGGAGGCCGTCGAGGTCGAGCGCGCCAACCCAGCGGGCGAGCATGGGGGCCTCGTCGCCAGCGTCCACGAGGAGCAGGCCCGCGCGGGCACGCGCCAGAGCGTCGCGCAGGTGGCCCTCGTCGTGGGAGAGGAGGATGGCGTCGACTGGGGTGCGCGCGCTCATCGAGCACCCCCGGTCGGCGCGGCCGTTCCGTCGCCGTAGAGGGCGACGACGAACCGGCGCAGCCGCTCCACCTCCCCGCGCAGTTCGTCGCGCTCGCGCACGAGTTCGCGCACGGCGCGGGGCGCGGCGAGGCTCCAGTCGTCGTCGGCCAGGCCGAGCGCGTGGCCGATTTCGCCCAGAGCGGCGGAGTCGGCCTTCAGCTCCTCGACGGCCCTGAAGATCTCGTAGTCGTCGGTGGCGTCATCGAGGCCGAGCACGGCGCGCAGCTCGTCGCGCTCGCGGACCAGCTCGCGCACATCGGCGCGCAGCTCGTCGCGCTGGCGCTGGAGCCGCCGGACCGCGTCAGGTGTCCGGCCGGGCGCGTCAAAGCTCACGCTGAGGAGACAGGCGACCTCGTCGAGGGCGGCGGACGCGGCCCGCAGCTCCTCGACGGCCCTGGAGATCTCATAGTCGTCGGCGGCGACATCGAGGCCGAGCACGGCGCGCAGCTCGCGGCGCAGCCAGGCGAGGCTCCTCGCGCGGCGGACCGTGCGGATGCGGAAACGGAGGCGCGAGTCTGCGTCGTCGCCGCCGGGCTCGAAGCCAAAGGCCCTAGCGATCCGCCCGAGCGCCCAGGAGTCGGACCACAGCGCCGCGACGACCTTGACGACCTCGTCCTCGTCGTCGGACTCGCACTTGTCGCGGAGCACGGCGCGCAGACGGCGGCGCAGGTCGCCGTCGTCGCGGTCGCGGTCGGGCGCGCGGACGACGGCGCAGCGGCCGTCCACGTACCAGGCGCAGCGGTCGCCGAGGCAGCGCATCTGGCGCTCGGCCCGGTCGCCGCTCGGCGTGCCCTCGTAGTCGTCGAGGACGAATGCGGCGGCATAACGTTCGTGCGGGAAGCCGTCCGCTGGCTCGTGCGTGGCGGACATCAGGAAGGGGCAGAACTTCGCGGTCATCGGGTAGCCTCCACGGCCGCGCAGGCGGCCTTCTCGGGGTGGTTTGCGTACCAGTCGCTCGCGACCGCCGCCGCGAGCCCGAGCAGGCCCGCGCAGGCGAGCGCGATGAGCGCCGTGGGAACGGCGGCGTCGAGAGCGTTCCAGATCGTCAGTCGCATCGGTCCTCCCCGCCGTAGGCGCGCTCCATCGCCAGCTCGACCGCCTCGGCCGCCAGCTCGTCGCGCAGCATCTCCTCCAGTCGCGCGCACTCGTCGCACAGCGGCGGCGGGCAGGGGCCCACGTCCCGGCAGTGGTCGGTCGCCGGCGCGCCGCACTTCTCGCACGGCACGATGTACGCGCCCGCGAAGCCCCGCGACGGGTCACCGTAGGGCTTCCAGCGCCCGTCGGCGTGGACGCGGAAGCCGAGGACGGCGCCCTTGCGGGCGACGGCGAGGAACGCCGCGACGGGCGCCTCGCCAGCGGGCGTACCCGACCCGGCGCCCATGATGGAGACGCGGGCGGGGGCGCCCCGGAGCGCCGGGTGCCCGGCCGGGAGGAACGAGACGAACGGGACGCCCAGGATCGCCGACGCCTCGGGCGCCTCCTTCGGCGACGGCACCTCGCGGAAGTCGGCGCACTCGACGCCCGCGAAGCGAACGCGCGGGGCGAGGCGGAACATATCGACGGCGGTGTAGAAGTCGGCGAGGACGGCCTCAACATCGCGGCCCTGGAAGCGCGCCTTCGACTCGGCCCGCCATGCCTGGAGCCGCTCGGAGGCGACCCCCGGGCATCGGCCCGCGTAGGCCGCCGCCAAGCAGTGGTCGGCGGCGGCGGCCATGACGTGGTCGTCCGGCGGCGCGGTCAGCCCGAGCAGGCGGTACACCTGCCCGAGCGAGGAGGCCTCCCAGAACTGCGCCGGGGGCGCCCCGTGCCCGGGGTCCCCCGGGTTGTGGTGGTCCACCCGGACCACGTCGAGGCCGCCCCACTCCGCGCCGGGCACGTCGCACTCGACGAGCACGACCCGCTCGAAGCCGGCCTCGCGGGCGAAGGCCGGCAGCTCCGCCCCCGGCACGATGTCCTCGTCGCCCTGCGGGTCCGGGCGGTCGCTCACGCCGACCGCCCGGTACGCCGCGAACGGAGCGACCCGCCCCGGCTTGCCGTCCCTGCCGAGGGCGACGGCGTACAGGACGCGGCCACCCTCCCGGCGGAGGAGGGCCTCGATGGCGTTCATCTCGGGGTCGGCGGCTCCGAGGATCCAGATGCGCTTCATGCTTCCCTCCTTGTACTGGTAGTAAACCGTACGCGCGCAGGCACAATGGCAGTCAACCCGCCTGCCACACCAGCGCGCGCGCGACGGCCTTCTCGGCGCGCCGGAGCCTCCGAGCCTCCGACCAGGCCGCCAGGGCCGCCTCGGCGTAGCGAGCGAGCGCCCGGACCTCCTCGACGCTCGCAGAGCCCGGACGGCCCCGGCGAAGCGCCGCGAGGGCTTCCGAAGGCCCGCGACCGCGCTCCAGGTCGACGACGGCGCCCGCAAGCGCGTCGCGCAGGCGAACGGGGGTACGGTTCCTGTTCGCTGCGGCGAGGGCCTGGCCGACGGCGTACCGCGCCTCGGCGGCGAGCGACCGCTCGATGTCGGCGAGGGGCAGGCGGGCGGTCATCGGTCGTCCTCCTCGCAGCGGCAGAGGAAGTAGCCGTCGTCGGCGGGGATCAGCTCCTGGTCCGCCCGCGGGCAGCGCGTGTTCAGCACGCGCGACAGGTAGGCGTCCCTGCACGGGCCGGCGCTGGGGTCCGGGCGGTACAGGGCGCCCGCGACGACGTCGGCGAGGAAGCGGAGCAGGTCACGGCGCACGGCCAGGCCCCCACAGTTCGAGCTGCCCGACCGGCGGCGCCGGCTGGGCGGCCTCGTACAGCCGCTCGGCCTCCTCCCACGCCTCGCCCGCCGGGCAGCCACGCCGGGTGTCGCAGCGGGCCCAGTGCTCGCAGTCGGCGCACGGGTCTCCGCCAGAGCACAGGTGGTCGATCACGCCGTGCGGCGAGTCGAGGAGTCGCTCGCCAGCGTCACCGATGCAGCGGATCGTTATCTGCTCGCCGAATACGGCGATAGCGGCGAAGTGCAGCGCCATCACTCCTCCTCGTTTTCGTCGCTCTCGCCGAGGGCGGCGAGGAAGGTGCGCAGGTCGTCGACGACCGCGAGCGCGCCGGACGGGTCCTCGACGGCCCGGCGGGCGGCGTCGAGGGCGGAGTGCAGCCCGTCGACGAGGTCGTCGGGCAGCAGCATCCGGGCCGCGTGCCCGCGGCAGGCGGGGCAGTAGTGACGCTCGACGCCGTCGGCGCGGACGACGCCCCAGTCCCGGGCGGTGGCCCACTGCGACGCCTCGTCGGCGCCGCAAACGGCGCACTCGTAGCGGACAGTGTTCCCAGCGTTCATCGGTCCTCCTTGCCCGCAAGCAGGCGGGCGATCTCGTCCTCGTCGGCGTCGGGCGTCTCGACGAGGTAGCGCAGCGACTCGACGGGCACGCCGGCCCAGTCGGCGAGTTGCTCGAGGTGGTCGCCGCTGGGGCGGCGGCGGCCGCGCTCCCAGTCTGAGACGGCCGACTGCCAAACATCTAGCAGGTCGGCGAGGTCGACCTGTCCGAGGCCGGCGAGCGCGCGACGGGCGCGGAGCCAGCGTCCGAATGCGGGGAGACGGGTGCAGGTGCCCGGCATCGGTCAGTCCTCCAGTGCCTCGCGCACGAGCGCGTCTACGCGCTCATCGGGCGCGTCCGGGTTCTCGACCAGCTCGACGAGCCGGTGCACGGGCACGCCCGCCCACCGCGCGAAGCGCCGCAGGCGCGCAGGGCTCGGCGCGTGGCCCTGCTCCCAGCGATGGAGCGTGAAGTAGTGGACGCCGCTCTGCTTCGCGGCGTCGCGCAGCGAGAGCGCCGTGCGCGTCCGCAGCGCCCGCACGAAGCGGGCGAAGGCGGGAGCTGGTCCGGTCGTCATCAGTCCTCCATCTGCGTTGCGGCCCACCGGGCGAGCAGTGCCGCCTCGGCGAGCCCGTCGAGGGGGCGACGGCGCTTCCCAGGCCGAAGCGCCTCGGCGCCCCACTGCGGCCACAGCCGCTCCGCCGCCTGCACGAGCGCGGCCTTCAGCGCCGCGCGGTCCCCAGTCGGAAGCCCGCCCAGGACGGGGCGGACGGAGCCGCGCCACTGCGAGGCGAGCGGTGTCAGGATCGGCAGCTCGGGCGCGACGGCGGCGAAAGCCGCGTGCCAGGCCGCCGCCTCCGCGACGACGTGCGCCTGGGCGAGCCCCCTCCCCGGCCTCATGCCCTGTCGCTCGATGGCGACGACGGCGGGGCGGTGCAGCCCCGCCAGCTCGCGCACCACCGCGCCGATGGTCGCGGGGTCGGGGCCGCCGCGCGACGACCGCCAGTCGAGGCCCGTGCGCCAGTAGTCCGGCCGCCCGTCGACGAGCACCACGAGCCCGCCGGGAGACGCCCGCGACGTGCCAGGGTCGACGCCGACGGCGATCACTTGCTCCCCCTCGCATGCGCCCGGCAGACCGGGATGTGGGTGATGATCGTGATGGCGGCGGCGTCCTCGACTTCCAGGACGAGGAGGTAGTCTGCGCTGCCGTGGCAGCCGTCCACGGCGCACAGCCCGGCGAGCTGGAAGGACAACCCGCGCAGCCGGTGCGGGCCGCCGCCCAGCTCGTCGAGGCGGCGCAGGTGGTCGCGCACGAGCGCGGCGATGTGGTCGGTGTGCTCCATCATCCCTCCACGTCCACGTCGTCGGCCTGCACGCCCACCAGCTCGCGCTCGGCCTCGACGGCCCAGTCCGCCGCGCCGTCCGCGTCCACGGGCTCCGGCTCCGGCAGGGCGCGGGGGTCCACGGGCGCGGGCAGCGCGTCGGCGGCTCCGTCCGAGTCCGCAACCACGTCGAAGTCCGCCCGAAGCGCTACTCCGGTGACGCGGCCGGCCTCGTCGTCGAGCACCACCGAGCCGCGCGACATCAGCGCGTGGATCGCGCTCTTGCGGGCCATCTCGAGGGGCCACTTGTTCCACACCCCTCCGTTTCCGGCTGCTCGCCGCTGCTCGACCTGCGGGCGCGTCAGCACCTCGATCACCGGCGGGTAGCCGGGACGCGTCGCAACCGCGTAGGCGGCCCGGAGCGTCGCCCAGCTGCGGTCTGCGTCAAGGGCTGGCGAGTGCCGCAGGTCCGGGCGCACGCCGAGGGCGACCTCGAAGGCGTCGCCGTCGTGGACCGTGCCCGAGGTGACCTGCCAGCCCGACCGCGCGGCGAGGACCGCGAGGCCGACGTGGCTCGGCATCCACTGGAGCTCCAGCTGCCCCTTGACCCGCCGCGGGACCAGGTAGACCTGCGGGGGCGTCGTGCCGGGGTAGAGGCGCGTCATCGCGCTCAGGGCCACCGCCCTCGCCACGCTCATCGGCGAGCAGGCGGCGATCTCCGGCGCCTGCGCGCGGGCGCTCGACAGCGCGAGGCCGATGCGCCCGGCGGCCTCCTGGCTGCCGCCCAGCCGCCGCACGAAGTCGGCGGCGAACCGCTCGATCATGGCCTTCCAGCGTGCCTCTGCGTTCGCGGTCGTCGTCATCGTGTCCTCCTCATCGACAGGTACACCGTGCCGGGGCTCTCCTTGACCAGCCCCCTCGCCTCCAGCTGCTCGGCCAGGTCCGGCGCCGCCTTCGCCAGCTCGCGCCACGAGGCGACCCGCCGGTAGCCCTTGCGCTCGGCTAGCTTCGCCAGCCCGCGCAGCTCCCGCACGCCGTCGCGCAGCATCCGCGCCTGGAGCTGGCCCTTCAGCTGGTCGCGCTCGACCGTGAGGGCCTTGACCTGCTCGTCCAGCTCGGCGATGCGCTCGGCCACGGCGCGGTCGTCCTCGGTCGGCAGCGCCACGCCCTCCGGGAGCCCGCCGGCGAGCTGGACCGCGACGGAGAGGGGGTCGCGCTCCGTCGGCGGCGGCGGCACCGGGCCGCCCTCGCCCCACAGGTAGGCGTCGCACCATGCCCGGACCTCGGCGCGGATGCGCTCTGCGCGCTCGCGGACGGCGTCGTCCCACCAGTGAATGCGGTAGACGCGGGCCTCGCCGCTCACCACGTCGAAGGCGATCACGTCCGCGCCGGCAATGCTCCAGTCCGTGCCGGCGTCGGCCACGTCGAGCTGCCAGAGCACCTGCGGCTGGTAGTGCTCGGGCAGGCCCTCCAGGCCCTCGCCGTGGTCGCCCCAGCCGCGGAAGTACCGGCAGGTCTTGACCTCGACGAGCCGCACCCGCCCCTCCGGGTGCCGCTCCATGCGATACCACCCGTCCGGGCGGGCGTGCTGCCACCCTCGGGCGTAGATGGGCTCGACGTTCAGCCCGCCCGTGCGGACGATCTTCATGCCCAGGCGGCTCCGCTCGTACCAGTCGAGCAACGGCCCCTCCAGGGCCGACCCGACCCACGCCGTCCCGAGGGCGTCGGGGTCGTGCTCGTAGCGGGGCATGAGCCCCGCAAGCTTCGCCCACGTCTCCTGCGGCCCCTGCCACGGGTTGAGGCCCAGGATGCTGGGCACCTCCGAAGCGCCGATGTCCTGCGCGACCGGCATGTTTCCTCCTGCGTCCAGGTAGTAAACCGTACGCGGCGCGGTACAACGTCACGCCGCCAGCATCTTCCGTAGGCGGCGGATCGCCTGCCCGTACACCTGCTGCTGCCGCTGGTAAGTGCACCCCCAGCGCGCGGCCTGCTCGCGCCATGGCACGCCCGCCAGCCGGGCGCGCACCGTCTCGCGCTCTCGCTCGGGTAGCCGCTCGATGGCGACGTCCACGCGCTGCCAGTCGAGGGCGCGGTCCAGCACCGGCGCGGGGTCCTCGCCCCCGTGCGTCTCGCCCCACGTGCGCCCGTCGGGCGCGGGGTCGTCGAAGCCCACGCGGGCAGACGGCTGCGCGGCCCGGTAGGCCGCCACGTCCTTCGGGTTGACGCCGGCGCGGCGGGCAGCGCGCTCCACGTCGCCACGCGCCGCGTCCAGCGCCTCCGCGATGCGGCGCGCGTAGGCCACGGCGCGACCCGTCAGCGGCGACGCCTCGCGCAGCGCATGGAGCCCGGCGATGCGGGCCCAGCCGCGCAGCCGCGCGGGGGCGTCCACGGGGACCGGCTTGCCCTCGGCCCGCCAGGCGAGCAGGCGGGTGGTGATTTCCTGGGCCCCGTCCTCCGCCGTCATCGGGTGGGGCCACCACAGCTTGCGCGCCGCAACGCGCGCAGCGTTTAGGATCGCAGTCGTCTCGTCCATCGTTCCCTCCTTCATTCGTCGAAGTCTACGACCCAGGCGGGCCCACGTAGGCGCAGCTCCGCAGGTGCCCGCACCGAAGGTTGCGTCCGCGCACGGGCATCCAGGCGTCGCGCCGGCCGCACTGCGGGCAACGCACCTTCCGCACGACCGTCCCGTCCGGGCTCAGGACGCCCCCCAGAGCCGCCGCAAGCTCGTGGGGGTCGTCAGGTAGCCGGACGCGGCTGCGAGAGAACCTAGGCCCGCTCACGGTCGCGCGTTGGCGCTGTTCGCGCGCCGCCTCGGCGCGCTCCCGCTCCCGGCGCACCTGCTCCGCTAGCTGGCGCAGGTCCAACAGCCGACCGGGCCGGGCACACCACCACGCCGGCCGGCCGTCCTCGGCGCGGCAGGGCAGGGCGTGAATCCTGGTCGGGTCCGAGCACGCCGGGTCCGCGCCGTCCGCCCAGCGCAGCACCACCGCCGCGTAGACGTCGCGCCAGGCGTCCGCCTCGACGGGCGCCGCCAGCGGCAGCACCACGCGGGCGCGGTGCGCCCCCGGGCGCGACGAGTACGTCTCGTGCGCCCACAGCCTGTAGCCCGCCCACAGCTCCAGCACCTCGGCGGGATGCTTGGCCTCCAGGTGGTCGAAGTCGAGCACGAGCGCCGTCACCGCCTGGACGTCGCCCAGCCGCCGGCGCCCGCCCTCGGCCAGCACGTGCGGCGCCCAGCACGGGATGTCCTTCTTGTCCGCAGGGCGCGCCGCCCCGCACCGCCGCCGCGCCAGCGCCTCCACGGCGTCGAGGCTTGGAGCCGCCCGCCACGGCGTCCGCGACGCGCGGATGCTCCGGTAGAGAACGGCAGGAGCGGAGCGCATCACTCCTCCCCGTAGAGCCGGTCCGCGAGCAGCCGGAGCACCGCCGGCGGCTCCGGCCACCCGTGCGACCGCTTCCAGGTGCGCGCCCGCACGCCGCGAGCCCGCGAGCCCTTCAGCGCGAACAGCACGGTGAGCAGGTCGCTCGCGGCGCCCTTCGACGGCGGGTCCGCCGCGATCGCCCGCAGCAGCCGCGCCAGCCCCTTCGGGGCCCGCCGGTCGAGAACGCCGACGAGCCAGCGAGCCCCCAGCATCTCTTGCTGCCGCGCGCTCGGCGGGTCCTGCCGCCACTTGCCCGGCTTGATGTTCGGCTCGTCGAGCACGCCGGCCTCGACCCCGTGCGCGATGAGCGCCCGGAGCCAGCGCTCGATGGGGCCGACCACCGCCGGGAACCGCTCGGCGTAGAGGTCGGGCAGCTCCTCGGCCAGGTCGTCGGCGCTGTCGATGGCCGGCGCCTCCTCGCCCTCCTGCTCGGCGCGGCGGCGCAAGGCCTCCAGCAGCTCCCGCAGCTCCTCGTCCAGGCCGTCGGACCAGCCCAAGGCCGCGTCCGCGAGCCTCACGAAGCCGGCCAGCTGGTCCAGGGGGTCCAGGACGATGGCCTCGTCCTTGCCGGGGAAGGTGCGGAGCACGCGCCCGACCTCCTGGACAAGCCCGACCCGGCTGCGGGGGCGCCGGAGGCACAGCCAGCGCAGCCAGGGCAGGTCGACGCCCTCGACCAGGAGGGCGACGTGCACGAGCGCGTCCAGCTCGCCCCGCCGCAGCCGTTCGAGGAGGGCGGCGCGCTCGGACCGCGACTGCCGGCTGTGAATCGCCGCGGCCCGCCAACCCGCGCGGTTGAGCACGCCCGCGAACGCCTCGGCGTCGTCGATGGAGAACGCCGACACCACGCCGGGGCCCGCGCCCCGGACGTGCCTGTCCATCAGCTCCAGGCAGGCGCCGTCGAGGTTCATGTCGGGGTGCTGGCGGGCGTCCTCCTCGCCCCAGACGATGACGCGCGGCCGAACGAGCACCCCGTCGCGCATGGCGTCCGTCGGCGAGTACCTGTAGACCTCGCACTCCCAGAGGCGCAGGCGCTCGTCCGGGTCGCTCCGGTACGGCGTCGCGGAGCACCCCAGCGCCCGCGCCGGGTTCAAGTCCTCGTAGGCCCGCAGGACCGTCTCGGACTCGGTGCGGTGCACCTCGTCCGCGATCCAGAGGCCGACCGCGATGCCTCGCGCCCGCAGCGTCCAGGCGATGTCGGGGAGCGACGGGACGCAGGAGACGGTCACGGACCGCCCCAGCCGCTTCCCGTGCGTGTACCAGTAGCCGACCGCGTCGCCAAGGCGGCGCGCGAAGGTCGCCTTCATCTGGTCGACCAGCGCCACCGTGGGCACGGAGACGACCACGTGCTCCCAGCCGCGCTCGATGGCGGCGGCGGCCACTTCCGACAAGAGGATCGACTTTCCCGCGCCCATCACCGCCGACACGATCCCGCGCCGGCCGGCTTCGAGGGCCTCCAGCGCACGCGGCAGGGCCTCGGCCTGCCACGCGCGGAGCCGCCACGGGCGCTCCATCCTTCCCTCCTTCGCCACCGCTATACGCCGTGTGCGCGGCGCGTACACCCCCGCGCTACCCCTCGGCGTCCAGCGCCGCCCACGCCTCCGGCAGCAGCCGCACGACGCGCTGGACGCGGCCACCCACTCGCGCCAGCACCGTCGTCCGGTTGCCCTTCGTCGCCAGCCACCCCCGCGCTGCCCACTCCCGGCGGATCGCCCTCGCGCGCCCCCGACGCCCAGGCGTGCCCCAGCGCTGCTCCAGCAGGGCGTCCAGCTGCTCGGGCAGGAAGTCGATGGCGCCGTCGCCGCTCTGCCAGCCCAGCCAGCCGTCGCGCGGCAGGTCCCGCGTCGCCTGCATCTCCGCCGACGAGCCCGCGATCCGGTCCGGGTGCGCCGCCAGGTAGTCGCGCAGCGCCCCGAGCGCGTGCAGCGCCACGTCCGCCTCCGTCTGCCGGCCGACCATGATGCCGCCCAGCAGCTCCGCGACCGCCATCCGACCCCAGTCCTCGCCGGTCGCCTCCTCCAGCAGGTGGAGGCCGAGGACGACCAGCGCCGACGCCTCCGCCGTCCGCGCCTCGATGCCCGACAGGTGCTCGTGCGCCGCCGCGACCAGCTCCGCGTAGAGCGCACGCACCTCGTCGTCGCCGGGCCACGCGCGCAGCACCGCGCGCCCGAGGTGCCCGTGGTGCTCGTCCGTCACCGCCTGCACCCGCCGCGCCGCTGCCGCGTCCGGCACCACGCCCTCGGTCGCGTCCAGGTCGAGCACCCGCGCCCGCGCGCCCGAGCGCGACGAGCCAGCGCCCAGCGGCTCCTCGCCGGTCGAGAGCAGCCAGCACCACCACCGGCCCTCGTGCGCCAGCGAGCCGTCCCGGCGTGCGCGGCCACGGCTCACCCCGGAGACGTGCGCGTAGACGTACTCCTCGGCCCTCCCCGCGACGCTCAGCTCGTCAAGCACGAGCGGCAGGTCCGCCAGCATCTCCGCCCGCGCCTGCACGCCCCGCCGCGTCGCGTCCCAGTCCCGGATGATGCCGCGCGGGTCGCCCCACACAGACGCCGCCGCCCGCAGCGCCGTCGTCTTCCCCGTCGAGCTGGTCCCCCAAACGTGGACCACGGCGGGCTCGCGACGGACCACGCGCCCGAGGATGCTCGCCACCGACGCGCCCACGAGCGCCGCCAGGATGGGCGCCTGCCGCGCCACCGCCGCCAGCTCGCGCGCCTGCACCGCGCCGTCGCCGGCCGGACGCAGCGCCTCCGCCAGCGCCTGCGAGCCCCCAGGCAGCGCCGGACGCACGGGCGCGGCCTCCTCCTCGCCAGGCACCACCGCGTCCGCCAGCACGAGCGCCCGCTGCCCGCCAGGTAGGTCGTGCCAGCCCAGGCGGCGCGCCACCACCTCCCGCCGGAGCTTCCCCGCCGCCATCTCCTGCGCCTGCGTGCATTCCCGTAGCCACCGCGCAGCCGCCTTCCGCTCGGAGCTGTCCACCCGCACGCCGCACCGGGCCAGCGCCTTCACCACCTGCGCGCTGTCGTACGCCTGCTCGGGGCGGACCCATCCCGCGCGGACCACCCCGTCCGTGCCCCGCCAGCGCAGCCCCAGCTCCTCGTCCTCGGGGCCCGCCTCGAGCCCGCGACGGACCGCCACCACCGCCAACGGCACGTCCAGCGCCCGGACCCACCGCGCCGTCACCTCGCCGTCCAGCCCGCGCTCCTCGATGAGCCGGTAGACGCCCCTCGCCGTCAACCGCCAGCCGTCGGGCTCGTGCACGCCCTCCCACTCGCCCTCGCCGGGCAGCGCCAGGTCCGGCTGCGGCAGCTGCTGGGGGTCGCCAGCGGCAGCCTGCGCCTCGTCGCTGCCGGCCTCGTGCGCCGCCACCTGCGCGACCGCCCTCGCCAGCTCGCGGAGCCCCAGCGCCCGGAGGCGCTGCGCGAGCCCGATGGCGTGCGGGGCCAGCTCGGCCAGCTCGTCCGGGCCCGCTGCCTGGAGCGCGCCTAGCACCGTCGCGGCCCACGCCGAACGCGCCAGCCCCTCGGGCTTCCTGCCGGCGGCGATGTCGTCGAGCCCAGCCTGAAGCCGCGCCAGAACCGTCGTCGCGCCTTCCTTCGCTCCGTCCACGTCGGCCTCCCTCCACGGGGTACGCCCCCTACCTGTACGCCACGCCGGCAGCCCATACAACGACCCCCCGACCAGCAAGGCCGGGGGGTCAAGGGCGTCTGGAAGGAGGGAAGGATGTCGACGCCGCCATCACCCTCCTACTAAGCCCCGCGCGCACCGCGCACAACCGCAACCGACCCGGTGCGTACAGGGCGCGGTCGCGGCGCGGGCGCAGCGTAACCGATCCGGGGCGCGTAACCACGCTGCGCTAGAGACGGTTTCGCGCGATAGTTGGCGTTGTCCGTACGTTATGGCGAAGCGTAACCGTGTAACCGCACGCCGCGCAGTAAGATTTCATTACCCCCCCGGTGTGTGAGATTTTCCGATCTGCTTCGATCACGCCCCCGTGTAGTAGTAGTAGTAGAGTAGCGGTTACACCGGTTACACCGGTTACAGGTAGGTAGGTAGGTAGGTAGGAGCGGCGTTTTCGGACGTAACCGCTCTGGACGTGTCAAGGGGTAGCGCGCGGTTGCACCGCTCCGGGCGGTATACAGGGGGCGCGGGCTCCCCCTTGTGCAGCGCCGTGCGACGGCGTACAACATGCACGTGTTCGCCGTCGTGGAAGTCTTCGGCACCCTGCAAGGCGAGGGGTCGCTCGCTGGCACCCCCGCCCCCACGACGCCGGGGGGCGGGGCTTCCTGCATGGAGGGGCCGCGTGGGCTACGATTCGGCGGGAGGCCGAATGCGCGACCACGACCACCCCGACGGGCCCGCCGCCGAGTGGGTTCCCGTCGACTCGCTGCGCCCCTGGGACCGAAACCCGCGTGTCCACGGCGACACGGTGGACCTCGTCGCCGAGTCGATTCGCCGCTTCGGCTGGGGCGCTCCCATCCTCGCGCGCCGAGACGGCACCATCATCGCCGGGCACGCGCGCTACCAGGCCGCCCGCAAGCTCGGGCTCGACCGCGTGCCGGTGCGCCGACTCGACCTCGACGACGACGAGGCCGCCGCCCTCGCGCTCGCCGACAACAAGCTCGTCGAGCGTTCCGCCTGGGACGACGAGGGGCTCGCCGACATCCTGCGCGACCTGGACGAGCACGGCTTCGACGTCGAGTCGCTGGGGTGGAGCCCCGAGGAGCTGGAGGAGCTGCGCGCCCCCGCGCTCGACCCCGCGGGAGGCGACGAGGACGATGTGCCGGAGCCCGACGAGGGCGAGCCCGTGAGCCGCCCCGGCGAGCTGTACCAGCTCGGGCCGCACCGGCTCGTGTGCGGGGATGCGACGGAGCCCGCCGACTGGGACCGCGTGCTCGACGGCGAGACGCCGACCCTCGTGCTCACCGACCCGCCCTACGGCGTTGAGATCGACTACGACGGATTCGATGACACCGACGAGGCGCTACGCGACCTCGCCCGCAAGTGGTTCCCCATCGCCCGCAAGCGCGCCAAGCGGATCGTGTTCACTCCTGGTATCGGGAACCTCCACCACTACCCGCCGCCGACGTGGATGCTCGGCTGGTTCTACCGTGGGACCGCGATCACACGGTGGGGGTTCAACATGTGGCAACCCGTGCTCGTCTACGGCCCCGACCCGTACCTCGAAGCCCAGCTCGGTGGCAGGCCGGACATCATCGACTCGCGGGGAAGCAAGGACCCGATACAAGAGCCGAAGCCGGATCATCTGGCGCCCAAGCCGCTCGCGTTCTGGATCGAACTCCTGGAGCGCGTCTCCGTTGACCGCCGAGACGTGGTCGTCGACCCGTTCGGCGGCTCTGGCACGACGCTCATCGCGTGCGCGCAGACTGGGCGCGTCGCCCATCTCATCGAGCAGAGCCCCCGCTACTGCGACGTGATCCGCCGGCGCTGGGCCCGGTGGGCCGTCGAGCACGGGGCGGACGTGGGGGACGGGATCGTCGACGGCGGCTAAGATGCCTGCGTAGTGGAGGCGTCTTGCCGACTCGCCGGCGTCGCTGCACCAAGGAGGAGCTCGAAGCCCGACTCGCCGAAGTCGAGGCGGTGCTGCGTTCCGGCGCGTGGTCGATGCAGGCCGCGCGCCAGCTGGCGAAGCGGTACGGCGTCACCTCCAAGCACGTCGAGGAGTACCGGCGCAAGGTGCTCGCGCGGTGGCGCGCCGACGTCACGGACCAGGACCGCGAGGCGCACCGGGCGCGGCTCCTCGAAGAAATCCGGGAGACTCGGCGGCGTGCGCTGGCGAACGGGGACGCCGGCTCCCTCGCCGTCACGTCGCGCCTGCTCGACCTGGAGGCGCGGCTCCTCGGGCTGCACGAGCCCGTGCGCGTCGACGTCGCCGTCGCCGTCCAGCGCGACCCGCGCGAGCTGGCCCGCGAGGTGCTCGCGGCCGTGCCGGAGGCGTGCAAGGTTCTCGGCCTCCCCCCGCCGGAGCTCCCGGATCCCGACCGCGACGTCATCGACGTCGAGGCCGAGGAGGTGCCGAGTGGGAGCGGCGAGTAGCCTCGCGGCGTTCGCCGTTGCGGCGGCGCAGCTCCGCGAGCTCGCCGAGTCGGCGCCGCTGGCCGTCGAGCGCCTCTGGCACCGCGACCCGCCACGCACGTCGCAGCGCGAGGCGGCCCGCATCGCTCTGCGCCGAGACGGCTTCGCAACGCTCGTGGTCGGGGGCAACCGGGCCGGCAAGACGCGTCTCGGCGCCGCCATCGCCGTCGCCTGCGCCCTCGGGCGGAACCACCCGATGGTGCGCGCCTGGGCGCGCTTGAACGGCCTCGACGTCTCGACGATTCCGCGCGGCCCGGGGCGAGTCTGCGTCTCGTCGTTGTCCTGGTCCGAGTCGATCCGCGTCACCCGCCCCGCCGTGTCGCGGTTGCTGCCGCCCGGCTGCCGTTGGATCGGCGGAGGCCCCGACACGCGCGGCGAGGTGCGAGTCGTCACCCCGAACGGCGGCGCCATCCTCTTCAAGTGTGAGGAGCAGTACAAGCAGGACAGGCAGGCGTTCGAGGGCGACACGTGGGACCTGCTCTGGATTGACGAGGAGCAGGCTGAGGGGCTGTACCTCGCCGGCCTCATGCGCGTCGCGGACCGGCGCGGGCGTGTGCTGCTGACGATGACCCCGCTGAAGGGGCGAACGTGGGTGTGGAAGCGATTCATCGCCGAGCAGGAGGACGGCACCGCGTACTACCAGGTCCACGGCTTCGACAACCCCTTCGTGCCCCGCGACTTCCTCGAACGGCTGCTACGCAGCTACTCGGCGGCGGAACGTGCGGCCCGGGAACGCGGCGAGTTCACGGCGCTTGAAGGCCGCGTCTACCCCGCCTTCGAGCGCCGACTCCACGTCGTCGACCCCCGCCCGATTCCCGCCGACTGGCCGCGCTTCATGGGCATCGACTTCGGCGCGAGGAACCCGTTCGCCGCCCTCTCGGCGGCAATCGACAACCTCGGGCGGCTGCACGTCTACCGCGAGCACTACCAGGCGCAGCGGCCGATCTCGTGGCACGCCCTCGCGATGTTGCGCGCCGAGTCGTGCCCGGCGTGCTGGCGAGACGAGGGGTTCGGGAGCGCCGAATGGTGGGACCGCTACGGCTGGGTCCGCGACGACTCGGGGCGCTGGGCGCCGTGTCGGCGCTGCCGCGGCACCGGGCGCGCGGAGCCGGAACCCGAGGTGCGCTGGGCCGACTCGGCGGGCAGGCAGGAACGCATCGAGCTCGCGGAATACGGGCTTCCGACCGCCCCGAGCATCAAGGACGTTCGCGCCGCCATCGGCCTCGTCTCTGCGCTGCTCGACCCGGAGCAACCGGGCGGACCGCACCTGCTGATTCACTCGACGTGTCGGCACCTCGTCGAGGAGCTGGAGAACTACGTCTGGGCGGACTCGCGGAGCGTGAACGACCCGCCCGAGAAGCCCAGGAAGCGCGACGACCACGCCGTCGACGCGCTGCACTACCTCGTGCTCGGGGCGCGCCGGTACGGCTACCTCGCCGAGTAGGCCGGTGGCGGCTCGGCGCCGCGACGTGCTAGCGTTCGGGCGGAGGCGACGGATGGGCGGACACGACGAGTCGACGGCGGTCGAGGTTCGGCCCTCGTGGTTCGTTCGCGCCCTCATGAGCGTCGGCCTGGTCCGCCGGGCCCCGCCCCGGGGGGGCGAGCACCGTGTCGGCGCCGACTGGGCGGCTGGAAACCCGGCCGAGCCCGGCTACGACCTCCGGCGCGCCATGTCCGCCCTCTCGGCGCATCCGTGGCTGTTCGCGGCCGTTCGCGCCGTCGCTGCGGACCTCGCCGGGCTCCCCCTGCGCGTTCTCGACGAGTCGGGGCAGGACGACGAGGGGCACCCCGTCCACGCGCTGTTCGCCGAGCCACGAGTCGGCGAGTCGGGGGAGCTGTGGCGCCTGCAGCTCGGCATCGACCTGCTCCTCGCCGGCACGAAGTACGCCCTCGTCGTGCGCGGCGCTCGGGGCGAACCTTCCTCGCTCGTCCGACTGCACCCCGCCCGCACCCGCCTCGTGCCTGCGCCCGACGGTCGGATCGCCAGCGTCGTCTACGACGCCGGCGGCGTCATGCTTCGCTACGACCCTGCGGACGTGCTCATCTGGCGCCTCCCGAGCTGGGAAGACGACCCCAGGGGCATGTACGGAACGGGGCTCGTGCGCGTGCTGGAACGCGAGCTGCGCGCCGACATCGAGGCGGGCTGGCGCTACGAGGAGTCGGCGAGACGCGGGCGGCCGGCCGCGGTCTTCACGCCGAGTGGCGACACGCCGAGGTGGTCGCCGAAGCAGGTGTCCGAGATCCGCGCGCAGTTCGATTCGGCACTTCGGCACCACCACGGCGGCGTTCTCGTCCTCGGCGGCGAAGGCAAGCTCGACGTGCTCGGCTGGTCGCCGCGCGACATGGAGTTCGCTGCCGGACGGGCGTGGGTCCGCGACGCCGTGCTCGCCGCGGTCGGCGTTCCGCCGACTCGGGTCGGGCTTCCGACCGCCAACTATGCGACGGCCAGGCAGCAGGCGCGCATCTACTGGGAGACGTTGCGGGGCCTGGCACGTCTCATCGACTCGCAGCTCACCCGACTTGCCAATATGTTCGACCGCGGCCCCCGTCGCGTCGAGCACGACTTCCGGGGCGTCGACGCCCTCCAGGACGCGCGCACGGACAACCTGGAGCGCGTCACGGCGCACATCCTCAACGGCGTTCCCACCGACGTTGCCTACGAGGTCGAGGGGTTCGCCGACATCGCCGCGGCCCTGCGCGAGCGGCAGGGCGCCGAGTCGGCGCCGCCCCCCGGGGGGCAGGCGGGCGCGCCGGCGCCCGTTCGGCGCGACTCGGACCCGCTCGACGTGCGCACCGAGGAGGGGCGCGCCGCCCGATGGCGGGCGTGGGTGGAGCGCGAGCACGGGCCCCGCGAGCGCGAATGGGCGCGCGTGGTCGGCCGGTGGCTCCGCGACTGGGCGCGTCGCATCGGGGAGCGTCTCGCCGCCGAGCTGGAGCCCGCGGAGTCGGCGCGTGCGGCCGGCCGTGTCGTCGTGCGCCGCCTCACCGAGGAGCAGCTGCGCGCCATCATCGGCGAGGACGAGGAGGTCGCCCGCCTGCGCGCGCTCATGGGCCCGCGCTTCGAGGAGGCGGTCGTGCGGGCGTTCGAGTTGGCCGCCGAGGACCTCGGGGTTGACCTTGCCTGGGACCCGACCCTCGACCCGGCGGATAGCCTGCTCGGCGTGATGAGCCGGAACGTTGCGTCGACGACGACGACTCGCGCGGTCGAGGTCATCCGCGAGGGGCTCCTGGACGGCGCGACGGTGGGCGAGATCCAGGACGCGCTCATGCGGGACGCAGGGTTCTCGATGACTCGCGCCGTGCGGATCGCCCGCACCGAGACGACGCGGGCGCTGAACGGGGGCACCGCGACGGCGTACCGGAAGGCGCGGGCCGAGGGCGTCCAGCTCCGGCGGATGTGGCTGAGCGCCCGAGACGAGGCGGTGCGGCCGGAACATTGGGCGCTCGATGGGCAGGTGCGCGAGGTGGACGAACCGTTCGTCGTGCCGGCGGCCCCGGGCGTCAACCCGCGACTCGTCGGCGAGAAGGGCGATGCTCCCGGCGACTTCGGGCCCGCCGCCCTCGTCGTCAACTGCCGCTGCACGCTCGTGCCGGTGCTCGACGACTCGGCGCCGTCGGAGCCCGAGCCCCCGCCGCCCCCGCCGCCGGCGGACGAGGAGCCCATCGGAGCCCCGCCGGGCTCGTGGCTCGACGGGTACGGAGGTGAACGGTGACGACTCGCGAGGCCATCCGCGAGCTGGCCGAGGTGCTCGCGCTGCCGGTGCTCGTCGCGCTGGCGTTCGCCGCGCTCGTGGCGCTGCCCGCATCGTGCGGTTCGGAGGCACGGGCCGCCATCGAGTGCGAGGACGTCTACGTCGTCGCGAAGACCGACCCGACCGGAACGTGCCCGCTCGCGTGGCAGCGCATCGAGCCGGTCGAGGGGGTCTACGCCTACGTGTGCCGGTGCCCTGGGAGGTGAACCGTGGCCGAAGGCAAGGTGACTCGCGCGTTCTGCCGACTCGTCCAGACCCCCGCCCGCGCCCTGTCGGCGCGACTCCGCATGGCCGCGTCCGTTGAGGGGCCCGCCCGGGCCCTTGACCGCGTCGCATGGGGCGCCGGCCTGAAGCGCCGAGACGTGCTCGCGCTCGCCCGGGGCGAGGCCCCGGTCGATGCCGAGGTCGCGGTCGCGCTCGCCGACTCGCTGGGTGTCGAGCTGTTCGCCCTCGCCTACCGGGCCGCGATGGAACAGCGGCAGGTTGGGGCCGGCGAGACGGTGCCATTCGTGCTCTCCACCGCCGACGAGGACCGCGCCCTTGACGTGGTGGAGCAGAGCTGGCGACTCGACGCATTCGCCCGGAACCCGGTGGCCGTCTGGGCGCACGACTACACGCTCCCCCCGGTGGGGCGCTGGGTGAACGTGCGCGTGGAGGGCGAGCCGCCCGTGCTCCGCGGGGAGTTCCAGCCGGTGCCCGCCGACTCGGCCTATGAGCTGGGCCGCGTCGTGCGCGAGCAGGTGCGGGGCGGCTTCATCCGCGCCGCCTCGGTGGGGTTCCTGCCGCACGACGTGACGCTTCGTTCCCGGCTGCCGAAGGACGACCCGGCCCACGGCGAGCACGGCTTCCTGCTCGGCGACAACGAGCTCCTCGAGGTGTCGCTCGTGTCGGTGCCCGCGAACGCGCACGCCATCGCCGAGGCGGGGCTCGACGCGTGGCTCGCCGAGACGATGCGCGAGGAGCGCGAGAAGCGCGAGCGCGACCCTCTCCTCGCGCACGACGACCCGCGCGATTCTGCACCCCTGGGGCTGCCCTGGCTCGGAACCCGCCGAGTCGGGGGTTGACGACTCTGCACGCCTTCGCTAGCGTGCCGGGCAGAGTGGGAGGCGACGAATGGACTGGCAGGTTCCCTCGGACGTTCCGGCCCGCGAGGCGCACGAGCGCCTCAACGGCATCCTCGCCGAGATCCGGCGCTCTGTCGAAGAGGCCAACAAGCGCGGCGAGAAGGTCGGCCAGCTCGAGCGCATGGTGGGCGACCTGACGGGCGCCGTGCGCGAGCTCCGCGAGTCGGCAGCCGTGGCGCAGGCGCGCGCCTACGGCAACGTGCCGACCGAGCTCACCAAGTACGTCGAGCCGAACGGCGCCGTCCGTCTCTACGGCGAGAGCTACGACGACCCCGGCCTCCTCGACGACATGGCCGGCATCGACCGCGACGACTGGCACGCGGAGTTCCGCCGGGCGAACGAGGACCTGTGGCTCGTCGCCCTGTCCCTCGCCGGCCGGAACGAGGACCCGCGCGACCCGGCGTTCCTGCGGTCGAAGTGCTCGCGGGCGTGGCGGCGGGTGCAGCGGCTCGCCCGGAGCGCTCCGCCGGCGATTCGGCAGAAGCTCGTCGACGACACGGCGGGTTCCGGCGGCGAGTTCATCCCGACCGAGATCCGACTCCCCACCATCGAGCGCGACGCCCTGTTCGACTCGATGAACCGGATCACCGGGTTGTTCGGCGTGAGCCCCATGAGCGCCGGCACCATCGTGATTCCGTTCCTGAACGTCGGGGGCGTCACGCCGTACCTGGCTGGGATGCCGGACTCCGACGACCCGGCGCGGTACGCCGCCTCGACGCCGAGCACGGCCGACCGCACCATCGACGCCAAGAAGCTCGCGGTGCGGGTCGTGGTCGCGGACGACGCGGTCGAGGACGCGGTCGTCGACACGCTCGGCATCGTGCGCGACTCCATCGTTCGCGCCATGAGCCTCGGCATCGAGGACGCGATCCTGAACGGCGACACGGCGAGCCCGCACCAGGACAAGATCGCGTCCTGGAACCCGCGCGGCCTGTGGGCGTCCACCGGACTCGGCGGTTCGAGCGACCACCGCAAGGCCTGGATCGGCCTGCGTGCCCGAGCGAACGACCTGTCGAACACCACGGACCTCGCCGGCGCGCTCACCTACTCGAAGCTGCTCGATGCCCAGGCGACGCTCGACGCCGGGCACATGACCTCGCGGAACCTCGTGCTCGTCGCGAGCTGTGGGATCCCCGGGTACCGAGCTCGAATTCGCCCTATAGTGAGTCGTATTACAATTCACTGGCCGTCGTTTTACAACGTCGTGACTGGGAAAACCCTGGCGTTACCCAACTTAATCGCCTTGCAGCACATCCCCCTTTCGCCAGCTGGCGTAATAGCGAAGAGGCCCGCACCGATCGCCCTTCCCA